TACCACTTACAGGAGCAAGCAATACTGTAGGGGCAACCGCTTATTCAAACGCGGGACTAAGTACAGATTTCTTTACTACACTACCTTCTGAAATTCAAGCATACCTTTACTCGGCAGTAACACTAACTAATGGTGGGACACTACCAACACTTAATGCAGATATATTAAATTGGTTTGAAACTAGTTTATGTACTGTTGGTGAAACTACTTCAGCGGGTACCGCATGTTTACCATTAGGTACAACATCTACAGCTTTTCCAAATGGAACAATATATCAATACGGTTGTGTACCGGCTTCATTTACAAATTCAGCAATGACCTACACACAAACATCTTTATCAGCAACTGGTAGTACCGTGGTGTACAATCAGTTAGGTTCTAATTGTGATTGTGCATTAACAGGTCAGTGTTACGAAAATGATGCATGGTATTATGGATTGTTTAAAGAGGTGGATACTGATTGTTGTAGTGGTACAACATATACCGGAGTATCCTATCAAATATACGCAGAAAACACATATGGTGGTACTGGTGGTGTAGCTACAGGTACTACAGCTGGAGGTACATTAGTATATTCAGGTAGTATGAGGATAGATTATGTAAAATATACTAACGTACAAGCTTATAACGATTACGATGGTATGGTGGTTATGACCTTAAGGTCTAGAGGGACAAGTACTAAAGCTAGTGGTGGTCCTGTTTATGAAGTAACCGGTAATACTGTTGGTTTTGATTGTAGTGGGGTTTATGCTAATGTTTTAGAAAATCCTTTTGCTCCATTTGGTATTAGTGCAACTACAGCAGCTGGAAACATATACACTTTTAAAACTTCTATGAGTAATACATCACAAGATTACGTTTCTAGAGTATTTGGTAGGAACCCTTTTGATAAGAAAAAAGAGGAGGTTCCTTTGTTCGTTGAAGAAGCCTACCCAATGTTACTAAGAGACGGATATAATAAAGGTAAAGTTAGAGGGTTACAATGTTGTTTAAATTATTTACCATCAGCGAGAGCTCCTATTAACACTAACACAATTGCGTGGAGTATGCATGAGTGGGAAACACCTGAAACACCATGGGTAGTTTCAGAACTACAAGGTTCAGATGTTTATAGATTATTTAAATTTGTATCAATATCTGACGGTAACGTAGCCAACAGAGAAATAAAAATTTCAATAACAAATCTATCTTTTGAACGAGGTGAGTTTGATGTATTAATTAGAGATTTCTATGATACTGACTCATCACCTAATGTTTTAGAAAAATATACAAGATGTAGTATGGACCCTACTAAAGTATCTTTTATTGGTAGAAAAATAGGTACTTCTACAGGAGAATTCGAATTGAAATCTAAATATACTATGATATATCCTGGTGAAGGAGTTTTGGAAGGAACATATACAAGTTCATTACCTTGTGGTTTTGAAGGTTATAGATTTAGACAGTATGGTTCTTGTAGTGTAAACCCAAAAATTGTATACAAACGTAAGTACTATACACCTGGTGAAGTTATATTTGACCCACCTTTCGGAGCTGGAACAACAAATAACAGAACTATAAGTGGTGGTGATAAATTAAGTAAGTGTTACCTAGGTGTGTCTGACAGTACAGGAGCGGGATATGACGCAGACTTCTTCGAACACAAAGGATATCAAGCACCAACAAACGTATGTACAACTACAACTGGTGATGTATGGCCAGTAATAACACAAGGATTCCATATGGATTCAGGAGCTACTGTAGTAATAGGTGGTCAGGCTGGATATTTAGAATGGTCTGGAACTACATTATCAGGTAAACCGATATTTGTTGTTGGTGACGCTTCTTTTGATAAAGAACCTACTTTAAGTACAGACCCATATAAACCATTAAGAGCACGTAAATTTACATTAGCACCACATGGTGGTTTCGATGGATGGGATATATATAGAAAGACAAGGTCTAACTCAGATGACTATAGAATGGGATTAACTGGGTTCTTAAATGGAGCGTGTTCATCATTAGAATTTCCGACAGCTACAGGTGCTGGAACATTCAAAAAACTATCACAAACAGAAGCAAATACAGATTACTTCGCTTATTTGAGAGGTATTAATACATTTAGTAATCCAGAAGCTGTAGATATTAATGTATTTACAACACCAGGTATAGATTATGTAGATAATTTAGGGTTAGTAAACTCAGCTATAGATATGGTGGAAACAGACAGAGCCGATTCGTTATATGTTGTTACAACACCAGATTACAATATGTTTGTACCAGAATCAACAAACCCTGCAAATGTAATTACACCAGAAGAAGCTGTGGATAATGTAGAGGACTCGTTAATAGATTCTAACTATACTGCAACTTACTATCCGTGGATTCAAATAAGAGACGCTGCAAATAATAAACAAATATTCATACCACCAACATCAGAGGTAATGAGGAATATAGCTTTAACAGATAATGTAGCTTTCCCTTGGTTCGCTTCAGCTGGTTACACTAGAGGTGTTGTAAACGCAACTAAGGCTAGAAAGAAATTAACTCTAGATGAAAGAGACACACTATATGTAGCAAGAATAAACCCTATAGCGACATTTAGTGATGTTGGTCCTATAATTTGGGGTAATAAAACCTTACAGGTTAGGGAGTCTGCGTTAGATAGAATTAATGTTAGAAGATTGTTATTACAAACTAGAAAATTAATTTCAGCTGTCGCGGTAAGATTAATATTTGAACAAAATGATGATATCGTTAGACAACAGTTTTTAGACTTAGTTAATCCTATATTAGATTCTATTAGAAGAGATAGAGGTTTAACTGACTTTAGAGTGGTACTATCTAACGACCCTGAAGAAATAGATAGAAATGAAATGAATGGTAAAATTTACATTAAACCTACAAGAGCTTTAGAATACATATTCGTTGAATTCTTGATAACACCTACTGGGGCATCTTTTGAGGATGTATAGTATTTATAATAAAATAAAAATATGAAATTTAGTATAAAAACATTAAGAGAGAGTTTGGAACAACCGAAATCGGGCAAAAAAGTATTTACGAAAGGTAAAAAACAAAATGTTATTCTTAGTGAAGAACAATTAGATAGACTTATATCTACTGTAAATGACGATAAACCGTTAGACGTTAATAAAACTATTATTGAAGCATATCGCCATATTAGAATAGCAATTATTAATGAGGGATTAAATTTAGATAAAGAGATGTACAATTATACTAATTATACTGGCTATTTATCAGAACAAGGTCAATACAATAGAGACCCTGGTTTAGCAGCCGCGGAGGGTGTTGAGAATGTGATTAATGGCATAAAGAAAGCTTATGGCATGATTAAAGATAGTGATACTAGAAAAAAGTTAGCTAATTCTATCACTAAATTAAGTAATTTTATGAGTATAAGTGCTGAATTAATAGGTTCAGGTGCATCACAGAGAGCACCAAGGAGTTATGATATGGTTTCTGATGAGTTACCTTACCCAGAATTAGACTCGGATTCAGAACTAGAAGAAATTGCAAAAGGTGACTACCAACTAACTAAAGAAGACGCGAAACCTGACTTTTTAGACCTAGATGGTGATGGTGATAAGAAAGAATCTATGAAAAAAGCGTCTAAGGAGGTTAAAGAAGATTCTGGACACGATGAAGCTATGAATTATGGTAAAGATGAGGGTCATGACGATAAAGAGCTTTACGATTTAAAACATGGTGGTGGAAGTGAAGACCATATAGATGACCTAGAAGATGATATGCATTATGACCATATCCACGATTCTAAGAAGATAGAAGAATCACAAAAAGAAAAAGAAATGTTGATTCAAGAAGATATTAAGAGAATGAAACAAGTAATCAACCCAATACCAAAAATATAAAACACTTTATTAATAGAAAAAGGTCCTTTCGGACCTTTTTTTTATTTCACTAATTTACCACCATTTAGGATTAGTAAGATAAAAATCATAGGAGCTAAAAAAGGAGCTTTTAATATATGGGTTATAACATAAAGTATGTACCATTTAGATGATGGAGAATCCCCCCTTCTTCTTTCGAACTTCAAATAGGAATCACGAACACTATCTTCATTTAGTGTTAGAAAAATAAACATGAGTATTTGGGAAATTATTAAGTAGGAAAGTATTGGTATCATTTTTTTATTATTTTAGTTTGTTGACCGTATATTAGTATACGGTTAATTTATTTAAAGGTTACTATAACTGTACGAATTTTAGTTTTGAGTGGTATCGGAAATTATACCCATTTATGTTTTCATACGACTCTTGTACATAAATATTAATAATCTTATTATCTTCATCTAATACTTCGTACTGTATAGGTCTAGAAGACCCACCAAGCAATAAATAACTACCGGTTATAGTTTCTGTCACCGTAAGATTATTTTCGGTCACATTTAGACCATACGTATATGTAGAATCATAATTCACCATGAACTCACCCACACCAGGTACGTTTTCCGGAAAAGATAAAGTCCAGACAGTACGGTGCTTGTCCAGGTCCTCAAATAGGTACATAGAACCACCATACCTAAGACTACCTTTAGGGCCATTAATAAAATGAGATATTTCGTAACTATCGTTAATATCCAAATTCTCCATGTACATGGTTCCATCCACCAATAACCAATCACCCTCAATAAAGTCAAGTTGGTTATCTATTACTACACCCTGAGTTGTTGGATAATTGTTATCACACTCTATTAGTGGGTATTCTTTTTCACAAGAACATAAAATTAAAAGTAGTAATAGATAGTATAGGTTTTTCATACTACAAAGATAATAAATAAAAATCAATAAACCAAACTAATTTGTGGTTATATTTATATTATATGCCACAAGAAATTATTATAACCAAAGAACAATTAAAAAAGGTGGGAGGTCTATTGAAAGAAAATAACAATATTCGAGCTTACAGTTTTGATTGGGATGACAACATCCTTAAAATGCCTACAACAATTAAGATGTTGAAAAAAACTAATGATGGTTGGGAACCTATAGAGGTGAGTACAGAGGAGTTTGCCTTAATTAGGGACGATAAAGATTATAAGTTATCCGACGGAGCTTTCGATAATTTTATAAATGAAGAGTCTTTTTTAGTTGACTTAGAGAAGGCCCTTAATACCGGAGCATTCGCACCATCGTTCGATAAATTTAAAGAGGCTTTAATATACGCTAACCCAATATCTATAATTACAGCAAGAGGACACGACCCAAGGGTATTACGAAGAGGGATGGATTTAGTAATCTCTAATACCTTTACTGAGGGTGAGTTAAGTGAAATGTTAGATAACATACAAAAATCATATCCAGAGTTAGGTGGCGAGTTACCAGAAGAGGTATTAAAAAATTATTTAGACTCGCAGGAATACCACACCGTAACATCAAAGATATTTACAGATAAGTTTGGTTTAGATAGTGGTTCGGCCGCAAATCCAGAGGAAAATAAAAAAATAGCTTTAAGAGACTACGTAACCAAAATTGTCGCCCAAGTAGGTAAATTGGTTAGTAGTGAGAAGACTAAACTATCTGTAGGTTTTAGTGATGATGATTTAGGTAATATAAATTCCATAATCCCTTTTATACGAGAGGTATTACAATTAGAATTTCCGGATGTTGATTTTGTGGTTTACGACACTTCTGAGGGTGGAATGAATAAAATACTATTAAAACAGGTAAAGTAAAATTTTTTTTCATTCCTGATATATTTATAGATATAATAAAAAAGTAAAAACAAAAATTAAAAAAACATGGCTGACTTATTAATGAAAATGCCTATACCCTACGAACCAAAGAAAAAGAATAGGTTTATTCTTAGATTTGATTCTTCATTAGGCATTAATGAATGGTACGTAGAGAGTACTAGTAGACCAAACATAACTATAAATGCGGTAGAGGTACCATTTCTAAATACATCTACTTATGTAGCTGGAAGATTTACGTGGAATACCATTAACGTTACATTTAGAGACCCTATAGGACCTTCAGCTTCTCAAGCATTAATGGAATGGGTAAGACTACATTCAGAGTCTGTGACTGGTAGAATGGGTTACGCTGCTGGGTATAAGAAAAATATAGATTTAGAGATGTTAGACCCTACAGGTGTAGTGGTAGAAAAATGGATACTACAAGGAACATTTCTAACTGATGTTAATTTTGGGGATTTGGGTTATAGTGATGAGGGGTTAGCAACAATCACAGCTACATTAAGACCTGACCGTTGTATATTAGTTTATTAAACTAATATTACATATAGAAACAATAATAAAGTCGTGAGGCTTTATTATTTTGCTTTAAATCTATTGACTTTATTATAACTTATGTGGAAGCTTAATGCTGTAATAGCTAAATTAATAAGTTTAGTTTATAAATAAAATATAAGCTTATATATTTACAAATACAATAATTATATTAAATTATAGATAATGCAAGAGCAATTCGACACAATCCTTCCTTACGACATGGTTACCCTACCATCACAAGGTATTTTTTACAGTAATAACAAAAAGACTGTAAAAGTTACTTATTTAAATGCTTCTGACGAAAATTTATTAGCTTCACCATCGTTACAAAATAATGGTGAATTAGTTAATACTTTATTAGATAGAAAAATACTAGATAAAGACATTGCGGTTACTGATATGCCTGAGTGTGATAAAGAGGCAATATTAGTGTTTTTACGTAATACAGCTTTCGGTTCAGATTATACAGTAAAACTTACGGACCCAAAAACCAAAGAAGAATTTGAAACAACTATTGACCTATCTACCTTAAGGACTAATGATGTTGGTGTTGAACTAGATGAAAATAATGAATTTGACCACTACTTAGAAATGTCTAAGAAGAAAGTTAAATTAACATTCCTTACACCAAAGGATGAAAGAGAACTGAGAGATATAGACAGTAAGAACCAAAAAACCCCAATCAACCCATATATGACCAAACAATTGGAAAAGATGATTAAAGAAATAGATGGGAATAGGGACCCTATGACAATACACCAATTTATACAGACTATGCCAATTAGAGACGCACAGAACATTAGAAAATCTATAAAGGATAATGTACCGACATTAGACCTAAATGTAGATGTTATGACACCTTCTAATGACGTAGCTACCGTTAGAATTTCATTCGGTATTGAATTTTTTCGTCCTTTCTACGGCATATAGGAATGCGCTGCTGCAAGAGTTTTATTACTTAATGAAACACCTACATATCGCGTGGTCAGACCTACTAAACATGCCCACCTTCGAACGACGTTTTTACGTAAACCATTTGACCAGAGAGTTTGATGCACAAAATGAGGCAAGAGAACAAGCAAGAAACAAAAGGTAAAACAGATTTTAACTATTTATAAATAAAGTATCATTTATGATTAGGTTGTTAAAACAGTTATTTATTGAAAGAAAGCTTTCCGGTTCGGAAGCTTATATAGCGTACCACCCAGACTTGGGTGTCCCTATAGGTATTTTTAACGTTAAAGACGAACCAACCCACCAATCCAGAGTAAACTCTATAAAAAAATACGGCAAGAAAGGTAATCCATTATCGTACCTAATCGCTAAAATATTGGGTATAGACTCACCAATTCCTTCATATGCTATAACATTAAAAGATGCTAGTGGGGCGGATGTAAAGTTGGAAGACTTATTTAAGGACGCAGAATTTAAAACATTATTAAAAACTTCGGGGTACGTATCATCAAATACTAGCAGTAGAACGGTAGATACTTCTGGTGCGGCTGGAGATGTGTGGGAGACCATGCAAAAAATGTTAGAAGAGAGGACACCTAGAAAAACTGTAAGTTTAGGTGATATACAAGCAGTATCAAGAGTAATAACCGAGTTAAAAACTAATTACGCATCACTTGGTACTTTAACCGGTACAGTAACAAAATCTATGGATGTTATATTAGATATGTTAGCCCTTGAAGATACCATGAGGCTTGACATATCCAAGACCATAGGTATGTCTAATGCTAGGTTGTTTGATACTATAGATGCGTTAACAGAAGCTAGTCTAGAAACCGCAAAATTTAATATTAATGCTAATGACTTAGCAGAAACCTTTACAAAGATAACCAAAGCATCAGGGAGACAACTATATATACCTACTGAAGTTACTGCTAGAGCTGCTTTATTAACTAAAACATTAGAAGGTTTCGATGCTGGTAAATTTGCTGATGCCTTTGATAGTATTGGTATGAGTTTAGGTGATGCGATAGGGGGTATTGATGAGACTGATAATAGCATGCAAGATGTTCTTAATACCGGTAGAAACTTTGGTGTTGTTATGGAGACATTTTTAGGTAGTGTTGCTGATAATTTGAAACTGGTAAACACCTATGGTTTTGAGAGAGGTGTGGAGGGATTGTCTGCGATGGTAGCAAGAGCTCAAAAATTAGGTCTTGATATAGGTAAGGTAGCTTCATTATCTGAAAAATTCTTAGACCCAGAGGGGGCAATTGATTTTGCAGCAAAAATGCAGGTAATTGGTGGTGCTGCTGGAGACCTAACAGACCCATTTAAATTAATGTATTTAGCAACCAATGATTTAGAAGGGTTAGGTGAAGCTATAGCTGAGACAGCTGCTGGTGCAGCTACTTTTGATAAGGAAAAAGGGAAATTTATTATATCACCAGAACAAAGAAGACAAATGATGGCCATGAAAGACGAACTAGGTATGACTTACCAAGAATTGTCGGATTTAGCTATTAAGGCTGCTAGGGAGACGGAAGTATTCAATCAGATAGGTGATTTTAGTGATATGAGTAAAACCGACAAAGAATTACTAGCTTCTATGGCGGAAATTGGTAAGGGTGGCGAGGCTAAGGTAAGAATACCAGGAATAGAAGAAATGGTGGATGTAGCTAACGTAACGGATTCCCAGATGGAGTTATTAAGAAAAGAAGCAATGACTGATAGTGATATATACGCACAACAACTTACAGAGGCCGAAAGAGCAAACCAATACCTATCGGCGGTTGAAGCGGGAATTAGGATAATGGTAAAGGATATGGGTGGTGGTGACGCTATGAGAGAGATGGGACTTTCACAACAGTTAGCTGGAGCTATGCCTAAACTAACAGACGAAGATTTAAAAACAATTAGAGGTGGGGATATGGATGAAATACAAAAGATGATAACAGAAAAGGGGAAAAACGCTAAGACTGATACCGAAGCTGTATTCGTTAAATCATTAGAAGATTGGTTTGATAAAAAAGCGACAACTGGTAATGATTTTATATTAAATGATGATGGTATATTAAATTTTAATAAAGACGATTTAATTATCGGAGGAACAAAATTGGACGCCGCTTTAGGTCGTGAAAATAGTGAAGGGGACATCATTAATAGGGTAAATAATATGAGTAATACCCAAAACACAACTATGAGTGGTGGTAAAGGTATGGTGGAATTGTCAGGTACATTAAAAATTGAGGGTAACGGGGAAACCGCTGATATTGATGTTAAGAGGTTATTAAACACAATGAGTAGTGGTGACTTACAAGCTTTAAGCATCAAGTTATCCAATGCTACCTAAGAACTATTTAAAATAACTAAATAATCTATTTATAATAAAACAATAAACATGTCAGTAGGTAAAAATACAAATATACAAAATCCTTATGGTCAAGGCAACTATGTTGTTAGTACTAGTAGTACTGAAATTCTAAGGAAACATTTATTGAGTAAAAACTTACAAAGTTCTTATTTAGCTGATGGAAATCCTGTTCCCCCACCTTTCGGAGTCCAACTACCTGGAGGAGAGGTGTATAAAAACCAAACAATGTACAATGTGCCAGACCAACCTACAGTAGAAGAGGTTGGTGAAAGACCACAAGGCAAACTTTTTTTAGATAATAAATACGGCCCTATAGATGGGTACAGTGACGTAAGACTTATAAACGTTGAAAAATTATTACCTAGACTAGGCACGGAATACGTATCCCTAAACTCAACACAACCAAAAAACTTTGTTTCTTCTGAATACACACCATCAGAAATATTACAAACAGTAATGATAACAAACGGAATTGTCAGCACCCTAAATTCTAAAATATTAAATGATAGTCACCTAACAGAAATATCTAGTGGGTGGTTAAGGGAAAGTCTAGCGGAAATGCAAAAACAAAACTTAAAGGGTTTAGGTCCAGCTATACAAGGAGGTGTTAAGAGTTTTAATATAAGTTCATCACCAGGTAAGAAAATATTACCACAATCAGACTTTATGGCTCGTATAGGTGACGAATATTACGGGTACTCGACAATCCCAGGAAGTTATTTCCAACAACCATTTATACCAGATATTAATTATTTAAAAGATAATGGTATTAGTTATGGGGGAACTTTTAGTAATATACAAGCAACAGCAAACGCAATAGTAAATCTGTTCACCGGACAAAACGACATACCTAGTAATCCAAATTCATACCAAACACCGCCTAGTGATACTTTTGTTAGTTATATGGGTGAAGAACAACAATCTAAATTATTTGAGTCGTTTAACTATAACAAATATAGACCAGATTATTCTAGAGTTATGGTCAATACTGATGTACCAGCAGTTACACCTTATTACTATGTTGGTTCCAAAAATTCTGAACCAGGAAGTATTGATGGTCCAGTAGGAGCAGTACCCCATGATGAATTTGGTAGGAATGTAGGTGCTATAGTTTACGGACCATCTACTCTCGCCAAAGAATTAGAAACGGTGGACGGTCAAGCTTTATGGCCTTACTATATGTTTGGGTTACAAGGACAGTCATATATGGATGGTGGTAGTATTGCTGGGGGATGGACATGGTTTGGTAACCAATCATTTGCCTCCTTAAACGCACCTCCAGGACTACTACTAACTAGGTCATTCCAAAAACCAAAAAGAAAAGGAGGGATTTTAGACGAAACACAAAAACTTATTGATTCAGCTCCATTGATGGGTGGAGCTAGAAGAAAACATGTTGGCCACGCTATAGACCAAACATCAAAAATATTTAATGATGGATATAAAGACATATCTAAAGGTTCTGGAGCAAGATTTACAGATGAAAATTGGTTGGGGAATACTACGGTAAATGGATTTTGTAGAACTTGGACAAAAGATAACCCTTACTATAAAATGAAAAATTTGGTAAGAGCTGATGGAAATCATTTAAAAAATACCAGTTCTGTATTAACTAACACTTATAATTTAAATATCGCTCCTGTTTTTGGTGTCAATGTTGACGAAAACAAAACTAGTAAAAACGTAAAAAAGTATATGTTTTCTATAGAAAATCTTGCTTGGAGAGGGACTAGTGAATTAACAGACCTACCAGCCACTGAAAGAGGACCTAATGGGGGTAGGGTTATGTGGTTTCCACCATACGATATAAATATTGGTGATACAACATCAGCCAACTGGAATGGAACAACATTTTTAGGTAGAGCTGAACCACTATACACCTATAGTCACGCAGAAAGGATTGGTTCATTATCATTTAAGATGGTGGTAGACCACCCATCGATATTAAATGAAATAGCACAGAACACTTTAAAAGGTACACCAGATTGGAAATCAGACCACGTACTCAATTCGTTTTTTGCGGGATGTCAAAAATATGATGTATATGAATTAGCAGCTAAATACCCTAATTTATCATTAGCCGATATAGTCACAGTCCAAAATAATCTAACTACTTTATACAATTCAGGTTCAGAGGGGGCTACACAAGTACTTAATGAACTTACACCACCTCCACCTGCGAATGCTGTTAATAGTGAAGAAACGTCATATTCGGACCTTCTAGCCTCACAAGCTGACATAGACGAAATAACACCAAGCACAAGTAATGACGGTAGTACTGGTATGACTGAGACTTTTGAAAATGATAGTGGTGAGGATATAAGTGTCGATGAAAATGCGTTAAATAATAATACAACAGCACAACAAGTGACTAAAACTTTAGATACCGCTAAAATATTAGCAAAACTATTGGGTGAAGAAAATTACTTTAACGAACTACAAGAAAATAATGAATTTGTATACAATTCATTAAAAAGAGAATTAAAACATTTTCACCCAGCTTTCCATGCTATGACACCAGAAGGATTAAACAGTAGACTAAGTTTTTTATTACAATGTACTAGACCAGGGAATACAATACCAACAGAAACAACTGGAGGTGAAAAAAATCTAGACGCTGACAATACGGCTTTTGGAGCACCACCTATATGTGTAATGAGGATTGGTGATTTTTACCACACAAAAATAGCGATAGATTCGGTAAGTTTTAGTTACGACCCACTAGTTTTAGATTTAAATCCTGAAGGTATTGGGGTACAACCCATGATAGCAAGTGTACAAATGAACTTTAAATATATAGGTGGACAAGGGTTAGAGAAACCAGTCTCCGAATTACAGAATGCGTTATCTAATAATTACTTTGCGAATACTGAAATGTATAATAATAAGAGTGTAAAAACTGGGGATGTTGGAAAAAACGCAACATTACCAGATGAAGAAAAACTAATACTAGAATTAGAAGCAAATAACAGTAATGAACCATTATAAAAAAAACATATCTAATATAGAATGGCAACAACTATAAATTATAAAAACCTATTTAATAACTTTATAGGTAATAGTAATACCTACGCTTTAGACGTTACTAATAGGCTTAAACAATTATTTTTATATAATAATATGGGAATAGTAGAAGAATTTATGTATTCACGAAATTTCCATTTAGGGGATATGTCAACACTATCGGTAAATATGGTAGGGATACCAAACGGGCTCATTGAAAGAATTACTAACAACTACGAACAATTAAAATTGGATATTACGGCTCAAACAACAACAATACAAACACAACTAAACCAACTAAACCCAACTAACACAGAAAAAACCTATATTAAAAATGTGTTATTAAAAACATTAGAAAGTCAACTAGCTAATACTATGAATGAATATATCACTGTAGTAAATAGTTTACGGAAATTACAAGATAGGGTGATAAAAGATACTGATAGATTAAATTTTGTAACAAACAATAATTATGACGGACAATTTTTAGACCCGAATGGTGGTAGGGTGATAGCTTTCCAGTTAACAGGAACCTCAGTTTTAAATACATTAAGTACAAATTATATCAGAAGTACACAAGTGCTTAATGATTTTACTAGTAACTATGTAAATAATAAGTTTACTAAGGGATACCCATCTACAAACGAATATCTATTCTTTAGTACTAAGATATACACAAATGATATAATGTCCTTTATATTTGGTGGTAATTACAAACCACAATTAAAAGAATTATTAAAATATAGGGATAGTACTCTATATGATGAATTAGTTAAAATAGATGAGAAGGGGATTAACGGATTAAGGTACCAACTCCAGAGACTGTTTAAACCAAAGTTAAATAATATAATTAACCCATGGATAAAATATGATGTTAATTTAATGGGGGATAGGATTAATAACGGATTAGAGTTGGGGTATAAAATACTAGATAAAAGTTTGTATAAATATGTGGGTGATTTAGATGTAGCTTATGGTACTAATACCGGAACTACAGCTCAAAATTTGGTAAGAGATAATTTAAGAAGTAGAGTTACAGGTTCTCTAGGTTTTAACTTTAATTTTAAATTAGATAAACAATTATATATTAGTTAATTATGACTTATTATAACAGATACAATGACTTTATTGTTAATGGTGACTATATTATGGTTCCACATATTAGTGTGACAAAAAAATCTAGTGATAAAAGAGTAACTTATAAGGTAGGTAAGAGTAGACTAGATAAACTATCGGACCAGTTCTATGGTTCACCCTACTACGCATGGTTTATTATGCAAGCAAATTCTCAATACGGAAATCAAGAATGGTCAATTCCAGATAACGCATTAATTACAGTACCATTTCCATTAATGAAGTCTTTAGGGGAGTATAAAAGTAAACTAGACGAACATTTCCTATATTATGGCAGATAATTTAAATTCAGGGAATGTACTAACAACACAAGTAGGTAACAACGTTGTGATTATAGACCCAAACAAAGTAGTTGATTCTGCAGGTAAGGTAACAGATAGATTAGTTCCTTCAGACGAGTTAGTAATGTACGCTAATTTAAACGCTAGAATTTTTCCTAGAAGTAAAGTTTTAGCTGGAACATCCCAAGGAGCATCAGTCCAAGTAGAATTATTTGAAGGGGAAATTAATTTTATGAGACCTGAAGGAAAGAGTAAATTAGATTCTGATTGGACAGAAGCATTCACCGACCCAGAAGTTAATAAACAAGTAAATGATGTAAGTTCAGCTGGTGTTACCGTATCTAGTGATATACAAAATAAGAATGATTTCCAGGGTTTTGGTATAACATCTATTAATGTTAAGATTAATGCGTCCTATATCCCACAAGTAACTATTAATTTTACGGACATTAGGGGGAAAACCCTATTCGAGCAAGCTAAAGGAAATACACCATATACCGCATTTTTTCACCTACCATACCCAACATTCTTCCTAACACTGAAAGGGTATTATGGTAAAGCTGTACAATACCAACTAACACTAGAAAAATTCGTATCAAGATTTGACCCCTCTAATGGTGATTACTTAGTTACTTGTGATTTTAAAGGTAATCATATTGCATTGTTAAGAGATATTAATATGCACGAAGCGGTAACTGCACCATACATGTTTCCTAATAGGATGAATGCAAGTACTGGTGAGATAACATCTACTAGGGGTAGACAAACTATGTTAGATGTTTATAGGCAATATAAAGATAAGGGGTTAATAGGTAATGGAGAAAATGATACCCAAGATTTCCCAGAATTAACTATTGTAGAATTGATAGAGATAGTACAAAATTTAGATAATAATTTAAGTACATTATATGGTGAAGCAAATCTTGAAGCAACAACTGATAAATTAGAATATTCAGAAACTTTAAATTTATTTAAAGAGGCTGTTACAGGTAAAGATGGTTGGGTTAAAAAATATTTGGATATTGGTACTCAAAGAAACTTAAAAGTTGTTGTACCTTCTGATGACCCATCAGCATTCTCTGGAAAAACCATTATAACCCCAGCATTCCCACTATTGGGTATGTCACAAATGAGCGAAGAGAAAGACTACCAAAAACAAAAAGACGGTAAAGAAAATATAGAAAAAGAAGCAAAAAAGGCACTAGAGTTAATCGTGGGTAAGTACACTAAGTTACTAAAAGATAACCCCACATTCGGACCAATAAGTCAAAAGTTTGATGGTAAATATAGGGTAAATAGTGGTTTCTCAGAAAAAAACTACAACTTATATGATAATTCTATAATAAGAGGGAATGTGACAATCGCGGACATAACAACTAAACTTAATAAGGAATTTGCCCCATGGTTTGCGTTTGCTGGTAAATCGGAATCATTCAACCAAGTATGGGATAGAACAAGTAGAGTTTTTGAAAAAAAAGCTGAATTAATGGCTGAAGATATGACCGAAAAATTAAATGAGAGGTTAGAAGAAGAATTAGGCTTTAGACCAACAATTAGAAATGTGTTTGCTGTTATAATGGCAGGTGCAGATACATTCTTAAGGATGTTAGACGATGTACATAATAAAGCAATGTTACAAAGTAATAATGAAAAAAGAATTAACACAGCAAAACAGTCTAACGACACACCCAAAGGAACATCACTAAAGTCCAACGGGGACGAAACGCCAAAACTAGGAAATGTGTTTCCTTGGCCCCAATATTATGTTACAGAAGAAAAAGACTGTAAAACATCCTCGACATTAAAATATCCGGGAGATAAAGAGGTTATAGAAACTACACAAGCGTGGAACACAGAAGTATGGCCCGAAGTTGAGTTCGTAGAAGAATACACTAAAAGTTCTACATATAAATTTTCCACATTCTCATCCCCAACTAATAATGACGGTCTAGATATGAATTTTACACCAACATCCATATTTGATTGGCCACCTTACACTACACCATATAAGGTTTTGAGTAATGTTAATATTTGGTGGGAAATAATACAAAGAGCAGAACAAATTATATTTTACGGTAGTTTTATGACAAGATTTAGAGGTAGTGGTCAATGGGTAGAATCATTGATAGAACTAAGTGAGTACGAAGCTAATAATTTATTTGAAAAAATAAAAGACCAAAAAACGATTAAGCAAATTTTTATGGATATGCCACAGTCAGCTTTACTATGGATGGAGAATATCTTAGCTAGAGACGACTACCCAAGATTTGTACCATACTTGTTGTATAATAGTGTTATTCCAATACCGTTTAACAGTACAGGAAAATTTATTTGGGACCCACAAAATTTTACCGTAATATCTAAAGAATTCACTAAAAACTTTGAGGCTCTAAAAATCACTAAAGGTAATGGGTTTTTTGATGTTGCACCTACAGTATCTGGAAATTGGGTACAAACTAATTTTGCTGGTGGAAGCTCACTAAATACCAGTAATCTTTATGATATTAGTAAAAATTTAACCTATGACATTATCACCACAAACGTATTAAGTGATACAACAAATACAAAATATTTCACAGAATTTAAATATGCTTTCGCTGGTAAGGAAGCGAAGAACTATTATTTAAATTATCTATCTAGAACTATTAATTATTCCGAGTTAAAAAATAGTAGTGGTGTGGATAAATTCTACCAAAGGATAAGTGAAAATAAATTTGTAACTGAAGGTGAAATATTGTTTACACCAGAAAGTATAGGAGCACCAGGTGTAGCGTGGACGGACCCAAACCCAATAAAAAGATTAACATCAATTCTTAATACACCATACTTTATAAATGCTTTATTAGACGGTGTCCAAAACGAAAAATCTTTAGGTCCTAATAGTACCAACCCATATACTAAAGCCTCTTATTTATTTTTAAATTCGTTACCGTTACCTACATTTAGAGAAAAAGCTATAAGTGTTGGGGCTGATGAGAGCTCCTCGGAGTTTGGTAATTATATTTCCCAAATGTTTAATCAGTTACCAGCTCTTCATGAAGTACCTGTAGCTTTATTATTAAGGGTAGGTTCTGTATGGTGGAGATATAAAAATATGGTTAGGTCAACTACCGGTAATGTTGACCCACTAAGTTCTATTTGGGGTAATGTAGGTCAGTTTGGTACAATTGCACCATATAACATTGGTCCAGCCTATATATATGATGAAGTGAATCAAGTACTGGACCCTACCGTTGCCCTACAACCACCATACGCTTTTAAAGATATGGGGGTCACATACCAATACTCCTCGGAACAAAATGTTAATAATATAATGCAAGTAGGTGTATACCCTGCATTAGTTGGGGCATTACATTTTATAGCTACAGACTCTACATCTTATATTAATACTGGTTCAGGGGCAAATTTAAATGATATTATTAGTCCTTCCGCACCACTAACTATTACAAATAATACTGGGATAGGGTTTACCTCACCAGGTGGTACCCAAGTACAATTCTACGACGTATATATGGACTCCGCAACAATAATTAATAAAAATGTGGGTGTACAATACAACAACAGTGAAGAACCAAAACAATATTATATATTATATCCATCATCTGGTGGGTTAGGTGAAACAGACGCTAATACTTACAATACACCAGTTATGAATAACACAGCAATCCATAACGGTGCTACACGATTATTATGGGGTACGTCCAACTACGGATATTTTGAACATAAAGCTGGGTACAAAGGAACACCAAACCAGTACATTAAAAAAGTAAATCCTAACAAAACTCAACAAACTTCTTGGGAATTTAAAGATGACGGAAATTATTCTACCATAGAAGAACTAAGAGGTGTATTCAATGTAGAACAACTAAACGAATTTGAACAAATGTTTTTAAAGTTCGCGACACCGACAGGGTCTTATGAAATTGGGGGGTCATTAAAAACAATAATAAAAGAATTGGTTGTGGTAGAAAAGACTTGGTTGGACGCTGTTGAGATTGTAAGTGATATGTTTTCTAAGAATTTAGCTTGGGCACAATTAGAGAAATTTAATACAGCTATGGACCTATTTTTAAATAAAACTGTAAAATATGAACATGAAACAACATCAAACCTAAACCTAATAAGTGGGGACTCCAACCTTATACAAAAAGTGTCTGCCCTACATAATGAAATACAACCAGGGTTTCTCGGTTCACCATTTGCTGAGTTTAGTGACAGTTATGATTTTGGTAACTATAGTGATAACCCTATTATACCAGCATCTGGGATACCATGGGGTGGGGGTAACCCTATAGAGTTACAGGAAGCAAGAATACATCTAGGTGAGTTTGTTGTACAAGACAGCACCCAATTCTCAAGTTTAGAACCATTTGATGACACCAACCCAATGTATAAGTTTTTTATGGATGTAAGAGGTAATGACGGTGGGATAGAATTTAACGTAGAAAACATACAAAGTTTTGCCCCAATAGCTAGACTGTATGGGACCTACCTAACAACAAACCCAACATTTATAACTCCAAAAACGTATCTAGATTTGGTAATGAATGAAATTAACTCATTAAAAAGTGGTCAAGAGCTGTTTATTAATAGTCTAATAAAAAACTTAAAAAAATTAATTAAAGAAGACCCAACTAAAGATACCAACAGTAGTGAAATTATAGAGAATGATGAAAGAGCTAGTATTGACGCACCGGATGTAAAATTAGAATTGTACAACCAATTTAAAACACTAAATGATAGGTGGATAGCTGGAATTAATTTGTCTTCTACTGGAACTACCCTATTTGAAAAGTTTTTATTTTTTGACAGGGCAAATAGTGATATTGGTGACGAGGCAATAATTAATATATGGGACGTATTAAAATTAGACTCACCTTTTAAAGGAGGTGAAGAAGATACCATAATTAAATCTACATTAACACAGAGTGTAGCCAGTTATTTAAGTACTATTTTAGCTAATAATTATTTTAATTTCATACCACTACCAGCTTATATTAATTTTAATAGCCCACTTAATGACGGGTCTAACACACAATTACAAGGAAATGCAATGTTTGGTAATTTTATGACTGTGGATTATTTAGATGCTAGGCCAGCATTCCTATGTCAATATGTAGGTAAACCATCATCACAGTTAAATATAGAAAATAATAATAATGGTTATAATAATGATACTTTTGACCCCGGAAATATTGCAAATAATGCCTTTATTAGAAAACCGTGTAAGGATAATAAACCAGAGTTATCTAATAAGATGATGGGGTTCACCGTGGATTTTGGTATAAAAAATCAAAATATCTTTGAGTCAATAACACTGGACCAGTCCCAATTTCAAAATACGTCGGAAAGTTTTAAGATATTACAAGAAATGGCAGATTCTGGTGGTGGTGGGTCAACGTCTATGGCATCTATATCACTATATAATATATATGCTAGTAGGTCATATACAGCAAAAGTAACCTGTGTAGGTAATGTAACAATACAACCAACACAATACTTCCAACTAAGATATTTACCAATGTTTAACGGACCTTATTTAATAATAAATGTAGACCACGAAATACGAGCTAATAGTATTGAGACTTCTTTTGAGGGGGTTAGGGTACCACTACCAGAATTACCACTGGTACAAGACCTAGTACAAAGAGTTAATAAAAAGTTATACGAAAAAGGTGAAGATAGGTTAAAAGAATTACCAGTAGATTTATATTTCGATGCACGAAGTGCTACAGAATCACAAATGAAATTGAAAAGTAATCAAAATGGATATATTGATAATGTGAGTACCTATCAGACATTTGCTAGTGATAATGTTTCTTGGAAAAATATACTAGATGGAGACAAATTCAGTGTGATAGACATGTTTGAAGACCCAGAAAAAACCCACCTGGGTATTGATTTTGTACCATTAGAGGGCGACACAACTACAGCTGATGGTGTTGGGCTACCGGTTTATAGTGCTACTGAAGGTAAAATAGAAAAAATGATAGATGGGTGTAATCATTTACAAACAACTAATAATTGTGGTAAGTATGGAAATATGGTTGAAATAAAATTAACAGTAAACATAAATCCAGATGAAGGAGACACCAAATACTATATAACCAGGTATGGGTTTATGAGAAGTGAATTATTAGTAAAAAACCAAACTAACCTAAACATATCTGATGCTGGTTTCGGTAATAAGAAATTAGGGCTTGTGGGTAATAGTGGACTATCTAAGGAAACTCATCTACATTTTGAAATTGTGAGAGGACTAAAAGGTAAGAATAATAAGATAATAGAACATTATTTAAACCCCAAAAATTTCCTACCTATGTTTAATGCTTAATAAATTGACTATTATTGATTTAATTGATATTTATAAGTATAAAAACTAATTATTATGATTACAGAACAATTAAAACAGAAACTAAGTAATTTTTTAAGTAAACCAATAACTAATGTTGTTGATAACGGTCAAACACCAGAAGGTCAAGAAGTTTGTGATTTAGATACTGGTATTTGTTATACTATAAAATCTAGAGATGGTTTAATAGAGAGAGTTGAAAATAGTATTAGGGTTAATAGAAAAGTGCAAGTAGAATCCCCATCAGGACAATTAAAACAATTATTAAATGGATAATTTAGAAAAAGCTTTATTAAAACAGTTAAGTAGGTTTAAAGAAATTGGTCACAATATAAATAATCTAGACGAACAGATTGTTGGTGGTGTAGGTGGTGGTTCAGGTTTTGAAACACAACAAGGAGGTTCCGACAGATTAGAAAAGTTTAAAAAACAACAAGATATTGGTGAACAAGAAACCGAAGATGTTGAGTTAGATATACCTACAGACCCAGAAGCTGAAATTGAAGATACCGATTTAGATATACCTACAGACCCAGAAGCTGAAGTAGAAACGGATGTAGACATAGACATGGATATGGAAGGTGGTGAAGAAGAAATGGATATAGACACTGGAACAGACGAAACTACAGAACTAGATGTTACAGACCTAGTAACCAAACAAGATGAAACTAACACTGAATTATCAGACCAAAAAGATATTTTATCTAAAAATACACAAAGTTTAGATGATTTAATGGATAAATTATCCGATTTAGAAACACATTTAACTTCTATGGACGATATGGTTAATAAAATACAAAATCTAGAAAATAAAATAGAAGAGTATAGACCAAAAACAGAAGAAGAAAAATTAGGTTTAAGAAAACATGATAGTGGCCCATTTGATAAAACTTTAAGTGATTTCTTTAACGATAAAGAAGAGGTTTTTGACAAAACAGGTAAAAAACAATATATTTTAACTAAAGATGATGTAGAGAATTTTAGTGACGC